CAGAATATAATTTTATTTAAATTAATACCTTTAGCTATTGGTTTACTAGTTATATTTAAAATAACAAAAAAAGAGGATTTAAAAAAAGCACAATGTCCTACACCTGAACAATTACAACAAGCTATAAGAAAAAGAAATAGAATTGTAAGACAATTAAACCAAATATATGCTATGTTAGCTGTTAATGCCGCCTTAGCAGTATTATTTAATTTTATAGCAATTAAACTTAAAGAAGTTGATCTCCAACTAGCCAGTATTACTACTACCCCTCCAGCCCCTATTCCTCTCTTACAAATCCAAAGAGTTAGAGAAATAATTCAAGAATTTATTGATAGTAATAAACAGTTAAATATTGCTCTAATAGTTGCTTTAGTATTTCTAGTAGCAGCTTTAATAATTTTATTATTAATTTTAAGAGCAGTAGATCAACTTATATTTAAATGTGCCCCTAGTGGTGGAGTTGAATTAGAAGCTATAAATGAAGAACTTAGAAATTTAGAAAAAGAAACAGCTGAAGAAAATGCTGTAGCAGCTACAAATCAAATAAATGGTTTTACTATTGAAGTACAAGAGATAGATAAAAACGAGGTTAATGGTTTGAAGCGAAGACAAGCCGTGGGTAAAAATGCCCAAGGTGTAATATTAGTTAAAGGAGATGCCTCCTTTAGTGCTGAAGACACAATTTTAATTAATGAACTTGCTTATTATATTAAATCAAACGATTTAAAAGCATATTAAACCCATATTTATAACCAACGCTATATTTGTATTATGAAAATATCCGCTTTAAGAAAAATTATTAGAGAAGAAGTAAAAGGAGCAATCCAAGAAGAGCTAAAAGATATACTTTTAGAAGCTGTAAAATCACCTAAACAAGTAGTTTCAGAATATAGACCTATAGAGTCTACTGTAAGTACCCCCACCCCAACTAACCCAGTTGCTAGTAAAACTAGATCTGAACTTAGAGAAGGATATAAAAATATTTTAGGAGAAACAGCTGCTACTTTTAACACATCACAATTACAACAACCTCTACAAGTTACAACCACGGATACAGCAGGCCCAAATGGTCAATTACCCGAAGGTAACGTATCAATGGATCAAATCATGGGGTTAATGAACAATAAATAATGGCATTCGGAGCAAAACAAATATTTCCTAATGATACTAGACCTAGGGTAGCCATAGGTGTAGACATTCCATTTAATGGGAATTCTGTTTTTATTCCTAATTACCAAACCAAGGAAGCAATTAAAAATAATTTAATTAATTACTTTCTAACAAACCCAGGAGAAAGACCTGGCAATCCTGAATTTGGAGCAGGATTAAGAGCCTATATATTTACCCAAATTACAGAGGGTAATTTAGACTTTTTAAAAGAAGATATCCAAAATAAATTATCTACTTATTTTCCCAGCGTTGGAGTAGAAGAAGTAGCAGTTACATCAAACGAAGATAACAACCAAATATTAGTTACAATTAAATATTTTGTAAGTAATACTGGTATAAATGATTCACTAGAATTAAGCTTTACGTAATGGCACTTAATAGAGAAATAAATTATTTAAATAAAGACTTTGATGGTTTTAGAGCAGATTTAATCAATTATGCTCAAACCTATTTCCCTACTACTTACACAGATTTTGATCCTTCTTCTCCTGGTGTAATGTTTATGGAAATGGCATCATATGTAGGTGATGTTTTATCTTTTTATTTAGATTCACAAATTCAAGAAAATTTTTTACAGTATACTAGACAAACTAATAATATTTTTGATTTAGCTTATATGTTTAACTATAAACCTAAAACTACAGGTTTATCTACAGTTGAACTAGATTTTTTTCAGGAAGTACCTGCTAAAGAAATTAATGGAGAAATAGTACCTGATTTTGATTACGTTTTATATATTGGAGCAAATACTCAAATATCATCAAATAATGCTACTGTTAATTTTACTATTGAAGACCCTATTGATTTTTCAGTATCAAATTCACTTGATCCTACTACAATAACTATTTCTCAAATTTCAAATGATCAACCCACATATTATTTACTTAAAAAGAAACGTAATGCAGTATCAGGAACTATAAATAGTACTACATTTTCATTTGGTTCACCTGAAGAATTTCCTACAGTTAATATTGGGGGAGCTAATATAGCGGGTATTATAGATTGTACTGATAGTGATGGAAATGAATGGTATGAAGTAGACCATTTAGCCCAAGATATGGTATTTGATGGGATTAAAAATACTAATGTAAATGATCCTAATAATTATCAAAATAGTGATGATACTCCTTATGTATTAAAAAATAAACAAATACAACGAAGATTTACAACTCGTTTCTTAAACCAATCTACTCTACAACTACAATTTGGATCAGGTAATCCTAGTGTATCAGATGAAGAAGTAATTCCAAATCCATTTAATGTAGGTATTGGTTTACCATTTGAAAAAAATAAATTAACAACAGCTTATAGTCCTACTAATTTTATTTTTACAAACACTTATGGTATTGCTCCTTCAAATACTACTTTAACTATTAGGTATTATTCTGGTGGTGGGGTTGAAGCAAACGTTCCTGCTAATAGTATTACAGGAATCAATACTTCAAATGTAAGATTTAACAAATCGGGATTAAATAGTACAACTGCGAATTATATATTTGGTACTATAGCTACTAACAATGAAAACCCTGCTTCAGGGGGACAAGATGGTGATACAGTTGAAGAAATTAGACAAAATACTATTTCACAATATTCTTCTCAGTTAAGAAACGTAACAGCAAATGATTATTTAGTTCGTGCTTTAAGTATGCCTTCTAGATATGGGGTTATATCTAAAGGACATGTCCAAAAACCAAAAGCAGATGAAAATCTTACTTCATTAGACTTATACATTTTATCACAAAATCAAAATGGTAGTTTAAAAACTGCTTCATCCTCATTAAAAAATAATTTAAAAACTTATCTTAACCAATATAGAATGGTAGGTGATACATTAGCAATTAAAGATGCTTTTGTGATTAATATAGCATGTGACTTTGAAATAATTACTTTACCCAATTATAATAATAATGAGGTATTAATTAATTGTATAAACACTCTTAGAAGTTATTTTGATATAAATAAATGGCAAATTAATCAACCTATTATACTTAGAGATTTATTTGTAGCATTAGATGCTGTAAAAGGTATTCAAACCGTTAAAAAAGTTATTATAACCAACAAACGTGGAACAACATCAGGATATTCACAATATGCTTATGATATAGAAGGAGCTACTCAAAATGGTGTAATTTACCCATCATTAGACCCATCTATATTTGAATTAAAGTTCCCAAATCAAGATATTAAAGGAAAAGTAGTAACATTATAATATGGCAATATATAAAATTTTCCCAACCAAAGATGCCACCTTGTATTCAGCATATCCTAATATGAATACAGGAATAGATGCTATATTAGAAGTATCTAGTACTAACCCATCAATTTCCCCTTCTCCTAGAGCTGCAAGGGCGATATTAGATTTTAACGAAAATGAAATAGTTAATGTTATTAATAATAAAATTATAAGTGGATCAACCCCTACTATTAATTACAAAACATATCTTAGACTATATATAGCCGAAGCCCAAGGCATAAATCAAGATACTACTTTAGAAGTTAGATTATCTTCAGGAAGCTGGAATAATGGGTCAGGACAATATTTAGATTCCCCTCAAACCACAAATGGCGTAAGTTGGAATTACAAATTTTCCTCAGGTTCTGGTGCTTGGTCTACCCCAGGAGGAGACTTAAGATCAAGTCCAGGACCAGGGTATGTAGAATTAACCCAATCCTTTGATACTAGAACCACTAAAGATCTAAATCTTGATGTAACTACTGCTACCAGTATGATATACAATAATATTTTATCTATGGGAACAGATAGTTACTTAATTAAGTTAGTGGATAGTCAAGAACTTATTTCTGGAAGTGAAAACCAACCTGAATTTAAATTTTTCTCTGTAGATACAAACACAATTTATCCCCCTCAATTAGAATTTAGATGGGATGATTTTTCCACTTCATCAAATGCACCAACAGAAATAACAACCTCAGATCTAACCATAGCATTAGATGAAAACCCAGGAATTTATTATTCAGAAAGTATAAACCGTTTTAGATTAAATGTGCGTCCAACATACCCCACTCGTGCATTCCAAACCTCCTCAATATACACTACTAATCATAGTTTACCTACTGCTTCATATTATGCTATTAAAGATTTAGATACAGATGAATATGTAGTTAATTTTGACACTTCATATACTAAAATTAGTAATGATGAAAATGGAAGTTATTTTGATGTATATATGAATGGTTTAGAGCCTGAAAGAAATTATAAAATATTAATCCAAACTACTGTTGATAACAGTACAATGGTAAAAGATGAAGATTATATATTTAAAGTTATAAATGGATAATGAAACAATCAGTAGACACAAAAAAGAAGGTATTTAATAAATCACAATACCCTAAAACTATCGACACTCAATTTAATCAATTGGGTGTTGTCTCTATTACTGATGCTATTGCTGATACTCCTACAGTTGAAGAATTTTTTCAATTATATGATGAATTATTTTATGATATTCCTGCTTTAGGTGAAACTAATTCTCATGAATATTTAGTTAAAACTAGTGGTGAATATATTAATTTTGAAGAAACAAACGAATTAGTTGAAGCATTACAACAAGAAATTACTACATTAAGAGAAGAATTATTAAATACTCAAATTGAATTAGCAGAAACAGTTTCTGGTGCTCCATTGGGTATAACAGGATCATTAACAACAGAAAATGGCGGATAACATTTTAACATTACAGGTTAACCCAGAGACATTCAAACTTGAGAGTTATTCCCAAGCTGATGTTGATATAATATCTAGTGTAGAATTAGATACATCTTTTTCTTCTAGTGATTATATTGAATATTGTGTTTATGATGAAAATCAAAACAAAATCTTCCCACCTACTTCTAGAGAATTACTTACTTATACTATCAAGGATGATCATATCAATTTAGATCCTATCCAGGATTTACAATCATTTGGATATGATGAAGGTAATTATTATATAAATTATTACTTTTATAGAAAGCTTTTAGGTTCATCTATACAATCCAATTATTATGTTTCTGAAATTAGTGGGGATAGAACAGAACTTAGATTAGCATCATCAGTAATTGAGAATGATGTTATAATATCTTCAACTAACGATTTTATAGATTACAGAGATTCCCAAACACACTTTGTAGATTTTTATGTAAATTTTGGTAATAATAATTTAGTTATAGCTAATAACATACAATTAGATACTAGAGTAGATGATAATCCTACTGTATTAATTAAATTGTATGAACCCTTACCTTCATCATTTGATTTAAAATCACAATGTTGGGTAGTAGAAAATATATCTAATGCCGAAGCTTACCAAGTTAAGTTTCCAATACCTGTATTTGAACCACAAGATTTTACTTATATAGCAGGTCCAAATTACAGTTTAGATATTAAAAATGAAAGTGGGGTTGAATCTGAAGTAGCCACCTATAATACTTTACTAGGGTCAGAAATAACATCATCAAACCAACAATTACAAAGCTTATTACAAGAAAAGGGAATAAACATTAATGTCAATTATGAAGATAGATCTCAATATATAAAGTTTTCTTCTGCGTTAACACGTTTAGAAAACTTTTACTACAAAGTAGGATTAATTGAAAACTATCAAAATGAAATTTCAACTTTAGATTCTAATGTTACTAGTAGTATCACAAGTTCTATTTCTTTTAGCTCTTCAAAATCTACATACCAGGGAAAAATTGATAATATAACTAAAAATTTTGATGGTTATGAATACTTCCTCTACTATGATTCGGGATCGCAATATAGTTATCCTAAATCAAATACTTCTAAACCATATTCCTTATTCTCAACAGGTTCAACTATTGTATTAGATTGGTTAGGAAGTGCTGACCCTACAAGTGCTTATTATGGTGGGCAAGCATTATCTGCTTCAAATTATGATCAAGATAACCAAGATTGGTTATACTGGGCCATACCAGACTATTTAAGAGAAGATCCTGATAACCAAAAATATGAATTATTTGTTGATATGGTAGGTCAACATTTTGATAATATTTGGATCTATACAAAAGACTTAGTAAATCGATTTAATGCTGATAATAGATTAGATTATGGTATATCTAAAGATTTAGTAGCTGATGCTATTAGAGATTTTGGAGTTAAATTATACTCAAATAATTTTAATACTAATGATTTATATGAAGCATTCCTTGGCATTACCCCTACAGGCAATAATTTCCCAACTACTGGGTCAGAATATATAGATACATTAATATCTGCTTCAAATGATACAATACCATTAGATGATGTAAATAAGCGATTATACAAACGTATCTACCATAATATTCCATATTTACTTAAAACTAAAGGTACAGTAGCTGGATTAAAAGCATTAATTACTTCTTATGGTATTCCTGATACTATCTTGCAAGTAAATGAATTTGGAGACCAAGCATTAGATACAACTCAAAATTGGGAATTAGAAAGTAGAGTATATAATAAAGTTTTAGATGTAGATGGTACTAATACATTCTCATCTTCATTTAGCCCTAATTCTAACTGGGGTGTTACCTCTCCAAAAACAGTACAATTTAGATTTAAAACTTTAGGAATTCCAACTGAAAATATAAATCAATTATTATGGACTGGAGATGTAAATCAATCTGCTTTAGTATTAAGTTATACTGGATCTAGTTATACTAGTGGTTCTTACTCTGGTTCAATATCTAATCCTGAAAATTCATATGGTAAAATTACATTTTACCCTGAAGGTATAGTAAGTGGTGCCCCAACAGCTAGTGTATTTTTACCTGTATTTGATGGAAATTGGTGGTCTGTAATGACAACTGTAGGTAGTGAAACTATTTCAACTGCAAGTCTATATGTAGCAAATAAAGAAAATAATAGTATACTACATCAATCTAATAAATCTACTTTTACTACCTCTAGTTATTATAGGTCTGTAAGTTCTATACACTTCCCTTCATCTGCTAGTTTGCCTGGATACACATACTTTTCAGGGTCTTATCAAGAAATTAGATACTTTAACTCAGAAATAAGTCAATCTTCATTTGATAATTATGTTTTAAACCCTTATTCAGTTTTAGGAAATTCATTAAATTCAACTCCTAATGAATTAATATTTAGAGCATCTTTAGGGTCAATGTTAGATATTAATTCTAGAGAATCAATTCACCCTAAAACTTCAGGATCTAGTATAACTTCTTCTTTCTCTACTCACAGTGATTTTTATATTTCTTCTGCTAGTTTTTCAAGTAATAAAGAAAATATTTATTTAAATCAATCACCTGTTGGTATTAAAAATCGTATCACAGATAAAATAACTCTTGAAAACAACTTAATTCCATCAGGAGATACTTTATCTCCCTTATCTTCTTTAGAACAAAAGTCTTATACAACTCAAAATTATACACCTAATATTAATTACTTAGAAGTATCTTTTTCCCCTACTAACCAAGTAGACAATGATATTATAGCTCAAGTAGGTAATTTTAATATGGGGGATTACATAGGAGATCCAAGACAAGTATCCGAGTCACGTTATAATTACCCAGATTTAGATACTTTAAGAGATACTTATTTTGAAAAATATTTACATAGTTATGATATTAAAGATTTTATTCGTTTAATAAAATACTTTGATAATTCATTATTTAAAATGATTAAAGATTTTACTCCTGCTAGAACAAGTTTAAGTTCTGGTGTAGTAGTAAAACAACATATTCTTGAGAGAAATAAACAAAGGTCTATAAATGTAAGCTTTAAAGATGAACAACTAACTGCTTCTCTAAAACCCTTTGTCCAAAATTACAATAGTGGTCCAGTATATAAATTTATGGGAGGAACCGCGGGTATGTTTGAACCTTATAATGGAATTGAATATTTTGGTTCTTATGTACAAGATATTTTATCACCCCCAGTTCAACCTAATACTTTAAATAATAGGTTTAATATTACTCAAAGTTGGGTAGAATTTACTCCTTCTATTCTTGGGCTTATTGGCTATGATAGAGATGATCAACGTGAATTATATAATGGAGAATTTAGTGGTTCAACTATAAACACAAAGTTACAAATAGGAGGAAAAGATGATTTATGTCATGCTTACTACAGTTGGGAAAATATTCCTGAATATCTATATAAAATACAAGCTTTTTCTGGATCAGACAATGAATATTTAATATATACCTCTTCTGCAGGAATACCCGATGCTTTAACTCAAGATGACTTAATATTCACTACAGATTTTGATGTAGATTATTTAGGAGTTATAACCCCACCATCTGGGAGTAATTTTACTATAGTAGGAGATATATCTTATGTTGATGCTAACGTAGCTTTTCCTCCATTTTATGATTTAACAGGATCTAATGTTTGGAGAACAGCTAGTTTTGAATTAAGAGTACCCGATGAACCTCTAAACTATAGGAATTTTAATCAAACATTTAGAGCAACTGCTAGTGCTTTACAAGAAGCAGCACCAACCTTAGAATTTAGTATGGCAACAGGATCAGCAGAACGGAGTAGTAGTGGATTTGAAGTAGACATATATGGTAATATAACTGCTCCAACAGTATTTACAGGTAGTATTATAAATGTTAATTATTCAGAATCAATAAATAACTCTTACTACCCAGTACTTACTTCTTCATTAACTAGAATAGCTCATGTTACATCATCAGTACCATATGGATGGTTAAATGTAGGGGCATCAATTTCAGGATCAGTTAGTGATTTACAAGAAAATTTAGAATTAATTAATGTATATCTTGGGTATCATGTATCTACACCACTTTTAGCTTGTAATGATATAACACAAGAATTTAGAATTGATTCAACTTATCTATCTACAGCAACCGCAGTTTATACTAATACAGGAGTACCTTCATTTACTTCTGCAGGGTATTATTCGGATGGTAGTATAGTAAGATATTGGAATGGAACTAGATTTACATCAACAAGAAATTGTAGTTCATATTCTTAAATAAAAAATATTTATAATAAAGTATAATATATGGCTGTAGACGATTTTAGATTTCGCCAACCCGACGATGGTACTGGGGGTAACTATAGAGATGGAATAAATATTCGATTAAATCCATTTCTATTAACGCCAGTAGGAACTGATGGTGAGGAAGTTACTTGTACTTATTTTAACCCTCAAAACTTAGGTTATACCCCTGGATATTCTCAACATTCCTATAGTGCTATACGTAAAGGTAGTATAATTTATACTGATGAACAATTATCTTCATTAAATGGTCGGAACAAATGGTGGGGTATTACCATAAATTCAAGATCGACACCCCAAAAGGCTATACTAGTTGATAGTATAGGTATAGTAAGAGAAATATATGACTGTTCCTCAGGTGTAGTTGATGATAGTAATGACGAAAAGGTAAAAGATCCAATCATCATCATAAAACCTACTGTACCTTCTCCATCTACTTCTCTTATATATGATTATTTTGTTTTAGAAAATTTATCTAGATCTAAAAAAATATTTGCATATTATAGTGGATCACAAGATTTTAATTATACTTTTAATACTAATACCTCATCAGCTGATCCTGGAGCTAGCTATTTTAGATTAAATAAAGGCAGCATTGGCAGTGAAGGTGGTACAAATGAAGAAGATAGTACTGAAATATACATTGATATTAAAGATAATAACAGTCAAGAAGATATTATCTATTATTTAACAGCATTATCTTCCTCAGTGGCTCCTGCATCTACCCCTTCAGACCCATATGGAGAAGTACAAATTATTATAAGTGGAAGTGGAGAAGATCTATTTTATCATAGATTTGATTTAGAAAGTGTTACATTTGAAGGATCAAATCCTGCTTCTAGTGGTTATTTTAAATTAGGAGTTTCTAAAATAGGTAGTGCAATTCCAAATGCCAACCCCTTATCTAGCAGTATAGCTGCAGGATCAGGATCAATTGTAGATATTAAATTTTACAATGATATAATTCCTGGTTACTATGAAAGAGAAGTAACCAGTATAGATAAAGATTATGTAGTTGCATGTATTACCCAAACAGCATCATTTGGTTCAGGATCCATTTCCCAACCATTTGCTATTGATTGGGGATTACCTGAATCTGATTTTATAGATCCTAATTTTTACCCTAATTCAGCAGGATATGCTTGGTTATGGAATGATGGTTATAAAGTGAAACATATAAAAATGAATAATATCTCTTTTGGAGGTACAATTTTATCTGATTTTATTAAAAAATCTATATGGAGTAGATTTATATTATATAATCCTTTTGACGCCCAAGGTAGTTTATTATATTCAGCTAATGGAAATTACCCCGAAACTTATTATTTACATAATATTACTAAATATAATGAATATTCTCATTTATTTGTAGATCAAGAGAATGTAGATACAACTTTTGCTGTTGATTCTCAAAATTTCGCAAGTACTAATCATAATTTCTTAGCAGAAGGACAATATGTTGTATATGCCTCATCATCAGGAAATATTGTTGAACCTGTACTTACAACTAATATAAGTGAATCTATCCCTCAAGGGTTTTTCCCTTCTGCTTCTTCTAATTATCCATCTGAACAATTTTTTAGAGGATGGGCTAATGCTAATTATTATGTAGGAGATGATTTAGTTAGTGTTGGAGGTGACTATTATGACCCTTTAAAACAATTTAGAACAGGATCTACAGAAAGAGATTATGATACAGCCCCTTTCTACATATCTCCAGAATTACCATTTTTTATTGATGCTACAAGTAGTTATATAACAATAACTTCATCTGATTTTCAATCTTACACATCACAAGCTAATGCTATACAAATAGGTCCTACTTTTAAAACATCAGGGGGTGGTGAGATAAAATATTATTATCATGAAACTAGTGGTAATATTTTAGTAGAAGGAGAAGAACATTTAGATACTAAAAAAACAGGTGAATATTCCTATAATAATTTATATGATGTTGAATTAGTTTCTCCTTCTAATAATACTATAACTTATCTCACTCCTGATAATCAATTTATTATTGAAGTTAAGCCTTCTCAATCCCTTTGGCTTACTAGAGGTAGAGGTAATATTGGAGAAGGAGATACTAATAGATTTAAGTATAATAGATATTTCCACCGTCCATATAAAGCTTATGTTTTAACTTCAACTGGATCTGCAGATAGGGGATACGGAAATGATAATTATGGAACAGGATCTTACGGGACTGGAAGTACACCAGTTGGTCCTCCCCCTAATGAAATAGAAGCAGTATATGTAAACTATTCAGAATCTAGATCTTCATATAGAGAAGATGGTATATATACCTTTGAAACTAATCTATCTACAAATGTTGGGTTAACTGCTTCTGTTAATCTAGATTATTTATCCTTAGATGTTGTTAGACCTTCTCATTATGGTACAGCTAGTTATGATGATAGTGAATTTGAATATGGAGGTGAAGGAAGTGGGGATAATGTAATTACTTGGAGAACTGCTTCATTAAACATATATAAAGGATCTAGTTTATTAGCTTCATCTACAGAATATATATCTTCAACAGATATTCTTAATAAACCATCAATTACAATAAAATATCCTCTTACTACAGGTTTAATTTCCCCCGGAGATACTTTAAGATTATCATTATCTGTTGATAATACTAATACCCAATCTTTTAATTCTTCTTTAATAGCTACTTCTTATACTATGAGTATAGGTGCACCTGTACCTCCAACAGATGATAAAGTTCCAGTTACATTTAACAATTACTTAGAGTTAAATGATGATTGTAACCCTTTACTTTCTAATATTGTAAATGATAGACCAAATGCTCGATTGCAAGACGTAGATTATAGTTCACCAACTAGTGGGTCTCTTTATCCTGTAAACTTTGACCAAATCCTAAAAGATGAAGCAGTTAGAGCAACTGTACCTGAATCAAATTATACAAAAGCTTCTTCTGCAAACTCAAGATATCTAGGATCTAGATCTAATGCTCAACAGTATAATATATTTACAGATGGTGATGAAGGTACTTTTGGTAGGATTTCTAATATAGATATTAATAAAGCATATTTTGGATATTTTAATAGAATTTATGATCTATATCCTTTATTAGAAGGTACAACTACATTAGATATGAAGTATATATTTGATGCTAATGGTAATAGATTTAACCCTCGATTAGGTAGTTATAATTATTATAATTTAGAAGGTACTTTTGAAGATGGTTCTACTTTAACTTTATCTACTAGTGTCAAAGAGGATGAATCATTAATAATGTTAAACACTGACCATAGAGTTAAACATGTAGGTGTTATACCAACTCCTATTTTATATACTCAAATAGGAGGAAGAGAAGCCACAGGTTCAATAAATTTTACAGGTATAAATCCCCCACAACCCGAACCACCTGATTTTAACGATTATTCTTTTAGAGCCTCTAGTTCAGCGTTTCCAACAACAAATCAAAGAACTTTTGCTGGGATTGATAGGTATGATGTAAACATTACTACTAATACTAATTTAAATCAACTCTCCCCAGATTTTGCAACTTCAGGTTCAGGGGTTAATGTCACTTCTTCTTATAATCCAAGTACAGGAACAATTTCATTTCCTATTGATGATAATCTTGCTCCTCAGGGTTCAGGTAATGGTAAACCTTTATCAGATAATTATAGTTTTGGTTTTGAACATACTTTTGAAACTACTCCTATTATTAGACAGTTAACTGATGATGATCAAGGTTTTTTTGAAAGTAGTGAAAAATATAATTACAAACGAGTGGGTAATTATTATCTTAGAGCTTTAGTGGATAATAAAATGGCAAGTTTAAGTATTAGTGATGTTGTATTAGAATTTATCCATACAAACCCAAACACTAGTACTGGGATATCATCCCATAGTGTAAGTTATATGAGAAAATTTAGCAAACATGTTAAAAAATTTAATGGTTATGTACGTATTGACTTCCATAGAGATGATATAAAAAGTTATATGGTAAATAATGGTTTATCATATGATGTATCTAGTTTATTAAATAGTAATAATAATGGTAATTATACTGGAACCTGGGTTAAATGTAGATGGACAATCAAAGCAAAAGTAAAACCAAGATCAGCAGGAATTTTTCAACGCCCTTATTTTACACAAGGAGATAATATTAAAATATCACATGGAGGATTTTTTGCAAGAAATGATCTTGGTAAAAAATTTCAAAATTATTTCTACCCACAAGCTGACCCTCATAGTGGTATTCAATTTGATAGATTTATATTAAGTAATACTAAATCAGCCCCACCAGAAGGTGCTGTAAAACCATATTGGAGGGTAGTAGCTAATACTACAGGAAGTGTTTTAGAAATGCAATCAGAAAAAGTAAACGAAGCTTATGATAATGAATTAAAACAAGTAGATATCCCTTATGTTCCTTCTACTTGGCCTAAATTTCCATTTGGTCAAGAACCTAGCTTTGTAACTTTTCCTAATATTACTAAATTTTGGAGCTTAGAGTTAGAGGATGAGATTAAATTTGAAAATAATGAAAATAAAGTTCATAAAATCATTAGTATATCTCCTCCCGCAGAGTCTGGTAATTTAAGGGTAACAGTTTCTCCCCCTATTGAAGATTTTACAACTAATTTTGACTTTTTTGTAGTACGTAGATTTATGGAAGAAAAAGGAACAGTTATTTTAAATACACCAAAACCTTATTTTCCTTCTATAAGTGGATCAGTAACTACAGTTGTTCCTTCTACATCTCCTGGTGTAATCCTTCCAGAATTTCCAGTAGAAGAAATAAATATAGATCCTAATTTAATAATTAAGGACTTAGAAGATAAAAAACTAATAGAATAACATATTTATAACATATAATTATATAACAAAATGGGATATTTAAATAATACTGTAATAACTGTTGATGCCATTTTAACAAAAAAAGGACGTGAATTACTCGCTCGTGGTGATGGTTCTTTTAGCATTACACAGTTTGCTCTATCTGATGATGAGATAGACTACACAATGTTCAACCCAGCTCACCCCTCGGGTTCATCATATTATGGAGAAGCAATTGATGGCATGCCATTACTAGAAGCTTTTCCTGACGAAAGTCAAATCATGAAATATAAACTGGCAACTTTACCTCGTGGTACAGCTAAATTACCAGTACTTAATTTAGGTTATAGCGCTATTACCCTAAAACAAGGGGCTCAATTAGCAATTACCCCACAAACTCTAAATTATTTAGATAACGAGCAAACCTTTGAAACAAGTGGATACTCAGCAACAATAGCTGATGTTAGATTAATGAATAATTTTACAGGAATGGGTATTAATAGTGAAGCAGCTACTGCTCAAAATGCTACTACTACTTTAGGTACTAATGTATCTAAAACTGTAATTGGATCTCAAATCAATCTAAAAGCAACTACTGTAAATACATTATTTGGTTCACAAACTGCAATTAGAACAACTTTAACAGTAGTAGGATTAGATAGTGGTGCTAGAATTACTATCCCAGTAACTATTAATAAAACTACAACATAATAAGCTATGGGATTTAAAAGATTAGAAACCGAAGATTTTTTAGTAAGTGCGGACACTGTATCAGCAACAGTATGGAGTGGAAATCAACCAAACCTATCTCAATTTTATTATAGTGCTACCCAAGAAGGAGATAGATCCGGGGATTATTATTTAGCTGTTTATCAATCTACCCCAACAGCAACTGATGCCGAAGTACAATTTGATATTGCTTTTGCAGATAAAAACGGAAGAGGCAGTTTAGCATTTAACCCAAATGTATCTACTGAATTATCATTTTCTAGAACAATTTATGGGCAATATAGAAGTTTAGTATTAGAAGATGAAGATTCTGATTTTAGCTTTGGGGGTGTAACTACTAACCAATATTTTTATGTTTTAAATATAAATAGAGCTAGATATAAAGAAAAACTTTTACCTGGTTCTTTCGAATTAACCATTAGTGATGGAAATACTAGGGTTTTAACTTTAACTGATAATTCTAAAGATGTAACTTTACCTACTTATTATGGCACTCAAAGAGCATTTGAAATTGTAAGTGGGTCTGAAGGAAGTGCATATGCTAATGAAGGGTATGCTGGAGCTAATGGTCAAAGTACAACTATTGGTTCTTATGGGTTATTTTTACCTGATACTTCTACTATAATATTAAATGGAGCTGCTTTAGATGATCCTACTTATGGTGTTAATTTAGATACTACTATAACTTCTAATACTGATGGGCAAAATAATTTAAAATTACTCAGTGTACTACAATCAGGTTCATCATTTTCTTTAAACTCAGAAGAAACAATTACATCTGATTTTGTATTCATTAGAGCTAGAAACTCAGAATTTAATTATTCAGAAAACCCATCATTTATAGCTTCTTCTACTGGTGAGGTAATTTATGATTATTTTATTAATAATCCTCAAGTATATCCTACTTCAGTAGGTTTATATAATGATTCAAATGAATTAGTAGCAACCGCTAAATTGTCTAGACCTATTCAAAAGAATTTTACAAAAGAAGCATTAATAAGAATCAAATTAGACTTCTAATGAATGGCTGCTTTCAAAACACTCAATGCGCAAGATGTAATAGTATCCCCTCTTCATTTAAATAAAGGATTTAGATTTGAGGGGCAAAGTGCATTATCTGGGAGTAATGTTAATATAGGAAGATACTTAGGTAAAAATATAGATTACTTAGAGAACCAAACCGAAACTGGCCCTACAGATAATTCAAAATCTCAATCTTTAGTTTATAATCAAATTAAACAACTCTATTACACTAATTACCTATCAGGTAGTAATGGAGAATTATCAAATGTTTCAACTGCTAGTTTTAATCCTGATGGTACTATAACTGGTATAATTTACTCCCCTTCTTATCAAAATTATTTAGATACTACTTTAGAAGCAAAACGATATTTTCCAACTGCTTCTAATTCTATTATTGGGGTATTATCTATACCTCAATATATGTATGGAGATTATATTCAACCTGAATCATTTGAATTTACTACTCTTAGTGGAAGTTATACAGATGATGGAGAAGGAAGATTAATTTCTGGATCTACTTATGTAGGTAATATTATTTATAAACATGGTATTATAGTTTTAACTGGAGGGGAACGAACTAGAGACTATTGGAGTGAAGAAATATCTACTTTTGTTGATAATACAAATGTAACATGTTCATTTTCTAGTTCATATACAGTATATGAAACACAATATAAATGTACTATAGGGGAAAGTGAATTTAATTATACACTAAACCCATCAGTTACTAGTGGTTCTAATGGATTGCCTTGGGGTTATGCAACAAGTGCATCATTTTCCCCTTATGTAACCACCGTTGGTTTGTATAATGATCAAAGAGATTTAATAGCAGTTGGTAAATTAGCCCAACCTACTCCAATATCAAAAACAACTGACACAACTATATTAATAAACATTGATAGACAGTAAAAAAGATATATTTATAATAAATAATTAAGTAAAATGGCCAAAAAACTTAACTACGAATCACAGATAGTCCAAGGTTCTACAATACAATCTTGGCATGTTTCTCAATCTGTAGATGCTTTAACAGCAACACAGGATTACGATATTTCAATTTCAGGTTCTTTCCATATGACTGGTTCTTCAGTCTTTAGTGGATCTTTCTCAAACCCTACAATCTCAACTGATAGTGACACCAACTATAAAACTGTAATGGTAGATACTTCTACTGGCCAATTCTACTATACAGGTTCTTATGGTGGTGGAGGAGGAGAAGGAGGATCCAATACATCAGGTACATCAGGTACTTCTGGAACTAGTGGTACATCTGGTACTTCTGGAACTAGCGGTACAAGTGGAACAGATGGTGCCCCAGGTAGTAATGGTGCTCCTGGTACTTCAGGAACTTCTGGTACATCAGGTACTTCTGGAACTACAGGAACTTCAGGTACAAGTGGTACAAGTGGTACATCTGGTGGGCAAGGTGATTCAGGAACTTCAGGAACAAGTGGAACATCAGGTACCTCAGGAGTAGATGGCACTTCTGGTACATCAGGTACATCAGGTACTTCAGGTTCAAGTGGTAGCTCAGGTGTTTCAAATGATGGTACATCAGGTACTTCAGGCACATCAGGTACAAGTGGCACTTCAGGAGTAGATGGTACCTCAGGTACAAGTGGAACAAGCGGAACAAGTGGCTCAAGTGGTAGCTCAGGTGTTTCAAATGATGGTACATCAGGTACCTCAGGTACTAGTGGAACAAGTGGCACTTCAGGAGTAGATGGTACCTCAGGTACAACTGGTACTTCAGGTTCATCAGGTTCTTCAGGAGTATCCTTAGGTACATCTGGTACAAGTGGAACATCAGGCACAACTGGTACTTCAGGCACAAGTGGAACTTCAGGAGTAGATGGCACTTCAGGCACATCAGGCACATCAGGTACCTCAGGTACTAGTGGCTCAAGTGGTAGCTCAGGTGTTTCAAACGACGGTACTTCAGGTACATCTGGTACAAGTGGAACTTCAGGAGTAGATGGCACTTCAGGCACTTCGGGAACTTCGGGCACAAGTGGCTCATCTGGTTCTTCAGGAGTATCCCTAGGCACATCTGGTACATCAGGTACTTCTGGAACTACAGGAACTTCAGGTACAAGTGGAACTTCAGGAGTAGATGGTACTTCAGGCACTTCGGGAACTTCGGGCACAAGTGGAACTTCAGGAGTTGGAACTATAACAGTAGAACACACAGGAAGTGTTGTAGCTACAGGATTAAGTACACTAAACTTTTCAGGATCAGGAGTTGAAAATATAACTAATGATGGTAGTGGTGAAGCAACTATTACAGTATCAGGAGGAGGAGGAGGAACTGGATCTGGTGTAAATAAATATATTTTTAAAGTTAACTATGGTTCAAGTAATGCTCTTACTGCAGCTTCTCAATTAACACAACTTTCAGGATCTGCAGCTTCAGATAAAAGTACTACTATATCTTATACAGGTACTACTAACAAAATAGATTTTCAGTTCAATGAAGAAGATTTTCCTCCTCATTTTATAGGAGGTTGGTTTTACAATGCTACTAATAATGATTATAAATTCTCAACTTTTGGATTAGGTAATTTAGACGATGCTATAAAAGCAGATGGGTTTACATCTACCATAAGTAATGCCGAAGCAGAAAATAACTTTTTTACATCATTTAAAACAGATACAAGTGTAGAATTAGTTCTTACCCCTGGAAATTATGGGGCTATTAGAAAAGGATCTCCACCACCTCCTGTTAATGCACATGCTTATATAATATTTGTATTTGGATAAAAAGGGTTATTTTAATTATTAAAAATAATATAAAATAAATGAAATCATACAACCCCGAAAATCCAGCACTAACATTAAAAGCAACTTTATCCCAAAGTGCAGGATTTCAGAAATATAATGTAAATGATAATACAGGGTTAGGTCCTAATGGGGTTGATCAATTTATATCTTATTCTCTTACTCTTAGTGACATTCAAACCCAAACTGTAGGAGATACAAGTCTAAGACACACAACAGGAACAGGGGTAAACAAATTGGGGGTATATAATGGTATAGATGTAAAAGTTGGTGATTATATTGCTACTACTGATGGGGGTAGAATATTAAAAATAGTTTCTATATCCGAAAAAAATACTGAAATTGTAAAATGTATTGGAGAAGATACTGGAATGACAGTTGCTAGAACCAATTCAACTAAAAATAACTCTATTAGTCAAGGAGCCACTGTAGTAATATTTGAAGTAAATGATGATGGGCACATGGTATTAGCCATGAACAAAATTACAGATTTTGAAAATGCCCAATATTTAGCTCAAATTGAAAACTTTTTTAAAATATATACTCCTTTTCAAAGGTTTACTTTATATCCTGAAAACACAGGTTCTTTACAATTAGGAGATTTTATAACAATTACTGGATCAGGTACACCTTATACTTTAGCTACAGCTTCACAAGACGATACCGTTATAGGAGTTGTAGCAGATTTATATGGAGGGAATAATGTAAATATCCGTCCTTTTAATAAAATTGTTACTAATTTTGACAAACCAGAATTAGTAATGAATGGGGAAATTGGTACAACTTGGTATTTAAGTGGTAGTAATTACTATACTACAAGTAGTGGAGTAGATACCCAAGCTAAATTTTTTCAAATAACAGATAGTAGAATAGGCCAAACTACAGGTAGTTATCATAATCCTAATTTAAATCAAACTCAATATAATTTTATAATTAATGGGGTTGAAGTTATTCCTGTAGATTCTGGAGGAAGTACATTAACTTTAGATCAAATTACTGGGTCTATAAATACATCTGCTAGTGTAACATTCACCTCAGCATCAGTAGATGTAATAGGAGGATCTAATATAACCATATCTACTGGGGGTAGTGCAGGAACTGGGGGTGCAAATGGTACACTTAGTGATGCTACCCAATTAGCAATATATCTTTCTTCTACAGAAAATGGAGGAACTGGTGATTATCCATCCGCTCCTGGAATATTAGAAATAACTCATTCTTTAGGGGGTAGTGAAACGGATTTCGAAGTACATTTTACAAAATCAAATTTTGAACCCTATAATTATCCAGCTGCTAACGAAGAACAAATATCTTTTGATATTGCAACTGCTGCTTCAACTGCTGGAGTTTCTTTAAGTGCTAGCTTTGGCACTAATACTCTTAATGTTATTGCCCAAGATCAAGGTACTATTATTTTAAAACAAAAAGCTGCGGATGCTTTTGGAGTTAATTTGATAGGAGGCTCTTCAGGAACTGGTTTACCTTCTGGAGAATTTGCTCCTGACGCTGAACAAAGATTTTTAACTTTATTTAGAGAAGATGGGGGAGATGTTTTATTAAGTGGTAGTTGGTTAGACCAATCTGAAGCTGGAGGATTATTTAGCTTCTCAGGTACCCCACCTTTCTTATTAATGTTAGAAGGAGGTTCTATTTCTAGTGGTGGGGAAGATAATGATTGGTATATAGGAGATACATTCTTAACATCATCTAAAGATGTTCAAATTACTGGTTCATTATTAGTAAATAGACAAGATAATACATCTAATTTCTTCTTAATACAATCAAGTAGTTATGATGCATTAAAAATAGATTCTGAAGGTATAACTCGATTTTTTGCTTATGCCAATGAAGATAATCCATGGGCAAGTGCCGATTATGGTGGAATATATTATATGTCTTCTTCAGTTTGGGTTGCAATAGATTAAAAAAATATACATACGTATAAACGATAAACATTTTTTAAATTTTAATTATTAACTAAAACAATTATTCTCAATGGCAACTTGGAAAAAACTAGTCGTTTCGGGGAGTTCGAATTTACAGTTAGATAACCAAGCTGGATATATAACCAGTACATCTATCCACGATTCCTATGCAACGGCTTCAATCAACGGAGTAGAACTAATAGCTTCTAGTCCTACCTCTTCCTTTACCTTTAACACCGCTTCAGGTGAAACTGCTATCAACTTAACGGGAACCCCTGGTACCGATTTAATAGAAATTAGCTTAGCAGACGGAGGTATTAGTAACGACGATTTACAAAACTCATCTATTTATATCTCTGGTAGTACTACGGGTGCAATTAGTACAATTGGATCTGTATCTCTAGGAGAATCAGGATCGATTGCAGTACAGTATGACGATACTACAGTAGGTGTAAATGGATCAAACGAATTAGAAGTTAAAGATAACAGTTTAACTCTAACTAAACTAGCAGCAGATACAGTAGTAACTGAAGCTGAAGGTATTGCTAATAATGATAATGATACTACAATAGCCACTAATGCTGCTATCATTGATTATGTTACTACTCAAATTGGTGGTGCTAACGATTTAACAGTTGGTGCTGATTCAGGACAAGAATCTATTGATCTATCAGCTGATCAAATTCGATTTGTTTCTGGTTCTGATGGAACTATTGGAGCTGACATTACAAAAGCATCTAATACAGGTTCAGTAACACTTTCTTTAAACACTGGTTCAGACCATTTCTCAGCAGGTGTAAGAGGAAAGATTAGTGTAGCTGATACTACGGGTGCTGCTGGAATTGATTTATCTTATAACGACTCAACAGGTGAAATTAGTGGTAGCTTAGTTAACTCTTCAATTACAATTGGTAGTCACGAAGTATCACTAGGTGAATCTGTAACACTTGCTGAGACAGGATTCAATTCAGGATCATTTAGTGGTTCATTTGAAGGTGATGGTTCAGGCTTAACTGGAATTGCTACTACATTACAAATTTCAGGATCTTTACCTTCTAGTATAACTTCTGGATCTGTTGATTTACAAACTCAAGGATTAACAGTAGCAGGTACTGCTAATGAAGTAGATGTAGTTGCTGCAGGTCAAACTATTACAGTTGGTTTACCAAATGATGTAATTGTACAAAATGACTTAACAGTTAATGGTGATCTAATAGTAGAAGGTACTTCTTCATTCCGACATGAAGACACATTAGAAATTGCAGACCAATTCATCCTATTAAACTCAGGATCTGATGCTGAGTCAGATGGTGGTATCGTAGTACAACAATCTAACCAAGATGTAGGTGATGTATTTGGATTTAAAAATCAAGGTGGTACTCCATCACGTTGGGGAGTTGCTATTGATTTCCATGCTAGTGCTAGTGTATTTACCCCAGATGGGTATGTATCAATTGCTTTAGCAGGAACTGAAAATACAAGTGCTACAATTGCATCTGCAGTACCAGATACTAGATATAATGCTGCTGGTAACATCTGGACAGAAACAGGTGGTGATCAAGACATTTGGATTTATTCATAATCTTTATTATATTATTAATATTTAAATTATGTTTAATCTAAATGGGTTTCAAATCACAAAATAAAGTCATTGGGATTACCCCAAAGAAGATAGCGGAGGAAACTCTGCTATCTTCTACCCTTGGGGAAAATGATAGATTAAAAAAACAAGTTAAAACACTAACTGAATCTAATCAAAATTTAAATTCTCAATTAAGCTTTTTAAAAGATAAAGATGTAAGCTCTCTATCAGAACAAGAACTTATGTTTCTTTTACATTTTATAAAAGAAGCAAGCTTTACAGGGGCACAATTAGAACATGTATTTCAAGTAACTTTAAAACTTCAAAATCAATATAAATTTATTGAAAAAAATTAAAAGAAAGTGGATTAACTATTAGTTAATCTATTTTTTTCTATATTTATAAGTGTATTATAGGCCTGTAAAGGAAGTGGGCTTCGCACAACCGAAGTAACCAACCATAATAAAACTAGTTAATATGCCAAGTTGGAAAAAAGTCATCATTTCTGGAAGTGATGCTGAATTAAACTCTTTAAAAGTAACCAGTGGAATTAATGCCACAGGATCAGTTGATATAACTGGATCTTTAGCAACAACTGGCAGTGTAGGATTTGCACATGATGTAAGTTATAGTAACCCAAGTGGACCTTCAGCATGGTCATCTGGAGGAAATTTAATCACAGCAAGATCCGGTGTAGCAGGAGCAGGTACACAAAATGCTGGTTTAGCAATTGGAGGTTCCCCTTCATTAACTGCTACTGAAGAATATAATGGTAATTCTTGGCAAACTGGAGGAACTTTCCCTAGCCCTGGTAGATTAAATCATGCTGCTGCAGGAACACAAACCGCTGCTGTAGCTTTTGGTGGAGGAACTCCTTCAGCCACTAATGTTACTAAGGAGTATAATGGTACTTCTTGGACTAATGGTGGTAACATGGCTACTGCTAGAGCCCGCCTAGGAGGAAATGGTACTCAAAATGCAACATTAGCTGTAGGTGGTCACTGTACATCTGTAAAATATAGTTGTGTTGAAGAATATAATGGTTCTTCTTGGAGTCCAGGTGGAGCTCTTCCAACAGCAAGAAGCCAAAATTCATCAACTGGTACACAAAACGCAGCATTAACTATAGGTGGTTTTGACACCTCACTTATTAACGCTTCTTTAGAATATGATGGTACTACTTGGTCAGCTGGAGGAACTGCAACTAATGGTGCTAGAGAGGGAGCAATAGCAGGAACACAAAATTCAGCAATATATTTTGGTGGGTTTAACCCCACAACACTTAGTTGTACTGAAGAATATGATGGGGTTTCATGGACGGCAGGTGGTGCTTTAATTAATGCAAGAAATAGCCATGGAGGAGCAGGTACATCAGATGCTGGTTTAGCTTTTGGTGGTACAAATCCATCCCCGTATGTTGTATATTCAGCAACAGAAGAATATTCTCCTGGTGTAACTATAATTACAGGTAGTTATACAACTTTTACCTACTCAAAAGAAGATGGAGATATAGAATCAACAGGTTCATTTGATATAAATCTTAATCGTGTAGTTAATTCAACAGGAAGCTTTTCTATTCAAGGTCTCCCAGAAAAATCTTCAGAGGATACAGTACTAGTAATCGATAGCGATGGTATTGTAGGAACTAAAGAAGCAGCAGCAACATCAGGTACAGGTGGTACCTCAGGTACAAGTGGTACATCTGCTACTTCAGGTACATCAGGTACTAGTGGTACATCAGCCACTTCAGGTACATCTGGTACAAGTGGAACTTCTGCTACAGATGGAACCTCAGGTACAAGCGGTACATCAGGTACAACAGGTACAAGTGGAACAAGTGGTACAAGCGCAACTTCAGGCACTTCAGGCACTTCAGGTACAAGTGCTACAGATGGTACCTCAGGAACATCTGGTACCTCAGCTACTTCGGGTACATCAGGAACAAGTGCTACAGATGGTACTTCAGGTACAAGTGGAACTTCAGCCACAAGTGGTACAAGTGGAACAAGTGGAACAAGTGCTACAGACGGTACATCAGGTACTAGCGGTACCTCAGCTACTTCAGGTACTAGTGGTACAAGTGGAACAAGTGGTACTTCAGGTTTATTATCTTTAACTGGTACTACAGATAATGGTGTAATTACCTTAAATGGGTCTGCTCCAAGTGCTACAGTTGAATCAAATATGACATTTGATGGATCAACTTTATCTATAACTGGAGACATAGAAGTAACAGGAACTGGTTCATTTGGAATGATCCATACTATATATGAAACCGCCTCGGTAATTTATTCAAGCGGTTCAACTAAATTTGGAGACACATTAGATGATACCCATGAATATACAGGATCCGTTTCTATTACAGGGTCTTTATCAGTAAAAGATTTACAAGAACAATCTTCAGAAAGTACAATATTAGTAATAGACAATGATGGTTTAATAGGATATAAAGAATTTGATGGCACTTCAGGTACTTCAGGTACAAGTGGTACAAGTGGTGTTGCATTTGTTTTTGAACAAACATCAGCTTCAACTACATGGACTATTAATCACTCTTTATCTTCTTCATTATTAAACGTAACTGTAACAGATTCAGATAAAAATGTAATAATTCCTTATAATATTGATCTATCTGATAATAATCAAGCTGTAATAACCTTTATTGAAGACCAAGCTGGATATGTTATATTATCAAGCTTAACAGCTAATCCTGCAGGTACAAGTGGTATAGACGGTACTTCAGGTACTAGTGGTACCTCAGGTACATCAGGTACTTCAGGCACAAGTGGTACCTCAGGAACTTCTGCTATAGATGGAACTTCAGGTACTAGTGGTACATCAGGTACAACAGGTACAAGCGGTACTTCTGGTACTTCTGCTACCTCAGGTACATCAGGAACAAGTGCTACATCTGGTACAAGCGGTACAACAGGTACATCAGGTACTAGTGGTACCTCAGCTACAAGTGGTACTTCAGGAACTTCTGCTATAGATGGAACTTCAGGTACAAGCGGTACTTCTGCTACAGATGGTACCTCTGGTACAAGTGGAACAAGTGCTACAGATGGTACCTCAGGCACATCTGGTACCTCAGCTACAGATGGTACCTCAGGAACTAGCGGTACTTCTGCTACAGATGGTACAAGTGGTACATCTGGTACTTCAGCTACTTCAGGTACTAGTGGTACAACAGGAACATCTGGAACAAGTGGTAATGCAGGTACATCAGGTACAAGTGGAACCTCAGGTAGTGATGGTACATCTGGTACTTCAGCTAATGATGGATTAGATGGTACTTCAGGAACATCTGGTACTTCTGGTGTAAATGGAGGAGCAGGAGCAGATGGTACTTCTGGAAGTTCAGGAACCTCTGGTGCATCAGGAACATCTGGCACTTCAGGTACTTCAGGTACTAGTGGTGGAGGTGGATATGTACATACTCAATCGTCTGCTACTACTAATTGGAGTATTACTCATAATTTAGGAACAAGACCTTTAAATGTAGATGTTGTAGATACTAATTACAATTTAGTAATTACTGAAGATATTTCCTTCCCTACAATTAATACAGCAACAATTGCTTTCCCTTCATCACAAGCGGGATATGCTATATTCTCAAGTATTTCAGCTTCATATTTAGATTCTGCAACATTCCCTAATTTACAACAAGTAACAGATGTTGGAAATGAAACTACTAATAATATTATAGTAACAGGATCTAATAATGATAAAGTTACTTTAGGATTTAATGGAGCAATCACAGCTTCAGGAAATGTAATTGCTAATAACTTTATAACTACTTCAGATAGAGATTTAAAAGATAATATAACTGCTATTGCAGGTAGTTTAGAAACAATAAAACAATTTACTGCTTACACTTACACAAAACATGGAGAACCTGATGCTGGTTTTATAGCTCAAGAAGTTCAAGAAGTTCTACCATACGCCGTATTTACTGGTGGTGACGGGTATTTAACTATGAATGACCGACCTATATTAGCCCACCTCCATCAAGCGGTAATAGAACTAGAAGAACGCATTAAAGCTATAGAATCAAAACTAGGTTAACATGGGTGTACCATATACAGGATCATATGAGATGTTTGGTGCTACAACTACTGAATCAATTGCAGGTGGAGTTGAAGCAGGGGGAGGTACTATAACAGGTATAACTGAATTTTCAGGTTCTACTTCTTCACTCATTTCAGCTTCTTATATTAGTAAATTTGATGAATTATCTATAAGAGGAGCAAGAACTATATCTGATATTAACCAATCCCTTCAATATAGAGGTTATCCTTTAGATGATTGTCTTATATCTTGTAGTTTTGTAGAAGTTGAATTAGAAAATGTTGAAATTAATTTTAAAACAGATTTCCTATCAGATATAGCTTCTGGATCTGTAGAATCAAACTCTACTTCCTCAATTGATTTTGTAAGGGTAGATACAGTTGAAGGTGCTAGTGTAAGTGCTACTGCTTCTGCTTTTCAAAATAGTATATTTTTAGGTTGGAGTTCTACCCCTATTTCTTTAGCAGGTAGTTTTCTTATATTTGGGAGAAATCTTCAAAATGCACTTTTATCTTTAAATACAATTTCAACTAGTTTTACTTCTTCTTTTACAATACCAAATGTAGACGATCCTACTCAAGTTATAAATTATTATGCTATATTTGATTCTAATGTAACTAAAAGAACATATTGCTATAATTATAATGATAATTTAAATGATATATGTTTTAGATGTAACAGAAAAATTGATGTATATTTTAATAAAACAAGCTTTTCAGGATCATCCCCAACTAATTTAACTTGGTATTTAGATAATAATTTAAGTTCTAATGCTTTAGATGGATATTATTACCTTTCAGGGTCATTAAATCCTACAGTATATAATGTAACAAGTGGAAATGCAACTTATTATCATAATTGTGATGGAGAAACAATTGTATGTTCTTAAAAAAATAAATTATGGCAAGAATATTTGATGTTAGATCGCAAGAAGGAAATGCTAGTGGAGAGTATACTATATACTATAATGAAGTTAATGTTAGTAATATAGCTACTATTTCTTCATCAGGTAATCCTGCTCAAGATATTCCTTTTTCTAATTTATCCTCAGTTACAGGACTTAGAATTATAGTACCAGATAATACTACTAAGTTTATTGTAGTTGATGAAAATGGTTCGTGTAGTAATATCCAAAAAGATCAAGCTCCTCTTAGTAATTCTGGTTCTTTTTGTTTTACTAGTAATCAGTATAATGGTGGTTTATTAGGATTTGATTCTACACTATCTAATCTTGTGGATGACCAATCAGTTTGTCAAAGGTATACAGCAATAACTAGTAATATACAAGGAGGATTTGCAACTACCCCTTTAAATTATATAGATTGTGATGGTAATGACCAATCTCATAATATGGCCCCATTTGAAGAATTTAGTTTTTGCGCTTCAGAACCACCAGCTTTTAACCCAAATTTTACATATACTGATACAACCCCTTGTAATGTACATTTAAGTTTTAGTAATAGTGTATTAGGTAATATTCCTAATTCTAAAATAATAAACATTGGAGGAGTAGATACTCCTGTAATATATGACCAAAATCAAGATACAAAATTATATTTATATAAAGCATTAACTAAATCACCAATAAAGTATGAATTAGTAGGACAAGGAGGTTCACCTTATCTTAGTAATGGTAAAAATACTCTAGAAACTTTTACTTCAACAAACTATCAATATATAACGTCTGTAAGCTATAACATAATAGAAGTTCCCCAATCTTTTGGAAATATTTGGATAAGTGGAAAAATTAATCTTGATGAAGATACTAGTTCTAATATTTCATTCACCCAATTGAATTTAAATGTATTCCCTTTAGCAGGCTCACTTCTTTCTTCAGGTGGAGGCTATCAAAGTATTTCTGCATATAATTCATCAGGAGACAAATACACAGATGGTATAAGATTATCTCCTGGAAGATATTGGATGAGTTTTCACGCTAATCAAAGACATATAGTATGTGAAGGAACTAATCCTACCCCATGTACTGGGTCTTTAACTACCTATAATCTGTATTATACAAATGATAGTACAACGGCACCAACTACAAGTTCTTATACTGATTTAATCCCTACAGAAGCTAACTCTACTTTTTATTTTACTAAAAATGGAGATAATTCATCTGTAACCATAGAATCTGGTAAAACTGAATCTATATGTGCTGATCATGATAGTATAACAGTAGGGGGTAAAGGGCTTATAAAAGAAACTAATGAACTTTGCCAAACAGAAGAAATACATAAATTAGTATTTTATACTGTTGGAAATAAAATTCTCTCTACTCCTTCAGCTAGTATTAATATAATTAGAAATGATTTATCTTCCCCAAATAACATTGTAATATCTGCTAGTAATGTTCCTGGAATATCCCTAAGTGGAGGAAGATTATTGGAATATGACATATCACAGTATATGACTGGATCAGTTACTGCTAGTATGGGTATAGAAAAAAGTGTATGTATAGAATATCAAATATGAAATATTTATAAATAAATTAGATGTCACAATATGTTCCTTTAAACTTCCCGGACACTAATAATGGGGTTTTATATGATAGCTCAAAACCTTCATATGTTAATACCCAAGATGCTAGTTATCCTAAAAATTTAAAATTTGCTAATCGAAAATTAACTTTAGATTTAGGAGGAACTGACTATGGCATAACTAAATTTAGATTATCTTGGTCAGGAAATATACAATATGGTTCTATTTGTTTTTACGATGCAGATGGAAGTTTAGTTTCAGTTTCAGATGATATAGATAATTTATATAAAGTTAGCTTTCCCCCTGAAGCTTATATTGAAAATATATTTAAGGATGAAAATAACACAGGATTTTCAAAAACCTTTTATGTATGTGTAAATGGAGACCCAGGACAAAAAACAGATAAAATAAATATTGAAATATCAGTTGCAGCTAAAAATCCATCTTCAGCTACTGTACAATTATTTATAGATTGTTTACATTCTCCTATATATGAATATGAAACAGGGGTTCATGTTTATTCACCTTATGATGCAGGGGCAGAACAATCTACTTTAACTACTAAATTATATTCAAGGATTCCTATAAGTAATTGGATAGCTAATAGTACTACTATATATTCATCTCCAACTTTATCAAGTCCTGCTTTAAATTATTATTATGGATATGAAGGTAAAGTATACCAAATAGGATCTGAATTAAATAGAGCATATGGTACAAAAACTAATCTAAAAGCCACTAAACCCAGTTTTAGCAGTAAATTTAGTACAAAAACCGTAACAGAAGGTCCTAAAGATTTTTATAATTCTTCAAATGAAACTTCTGCCGCCTGTGTAGAACCTTTATATGAAGGGTTAGGCAAAATTTCAAAAATATCAAATACTAGTTCTTTAGATCAACCTCAACAATATAGGTACTATATGGGGTATGATGTTACTACACAACGTGAATCAAATGATAGTGTATTTACAGAATACCATTTTGGCGATAAAAAACATTATCCTATAACTGGATTTCAACATTCAACCCAAAAACTTCTAACACATCTTATTTCAGGATGGGATAAAAATGTTAAAACAGGAGGAACTCTTTTACTTACTGCTTTGGGTATTGGGGGGTTAGCTTTAGCTATTCCTTCTTTAACTGCCGTTGTAGCTAATGCTTCATTATCCGTATCTATATTTTTAAATGGTTTAATAGGTCCCTTTTCACCTACTCTTTTAAAATTTGGTACTGCTATTTCTTCCGCTTTAGGTCCTATTGGGGGTATAGTTATAGTTGCCCTGCTAGCTTTATTATTTATATGGGTAGCAATTAATTATTTTTCTAGAAAAACTAAATATTACAATGAACCTTGTTTAGATTTTTTACACCATTTTGCTCAATCCCCTTACCTTAATACAGGAAGTGTCTTATATAGAGATAATGATTTAAGTATAATAAATAATGGGTATTATAGTGATGGAGCTTACTATTATTTACAAAGCGCAGGGTCTATAACAAATAAAGAATTATCTTATACTATTGCTTTAGTAAAAAATGATCCTAAAGAACTTAAATATCTAGAATCAATAAAACCTGATGATCCTACATTAGTAACTGACCCTGCAAAATTATTTTTCCTCCCTTACACATCAGGAAAACCTATGCCTTATTGTGGTGGAAGTACTATATACTATAGTGCTTATAGATCTTATCTTCATACTACTACTTGTTGTGATTTTGAAACATGTGACCCTGTATTAATAGAAATGCCCTATGGTTCTTTTACTAGTTGTATTAGCCAAGCAGATGCAGATGCAAAATCAAGTCAATATCATGATATAGCTATTGGAATAGCTCAAACCCAAGGAAATTATACAACAGCCCAAGAAGACCCAGATTATTTTCAAGCTCATTTCACTCATGAAATTAAAGATGAAACTAAACCTACACTTGCTAGTGCTTTCTATACAGGATCTCTAGCAGTTGGTACTAATTTATATTATGATGGGTTTGGTTGTCAAAAAGTTCTTGATGGTTATTATGCAACTGGAAGTTCTTTTTATTATAAAACTTTTTATCATACTACTAACGGAGCAATAGATGATATTCAATATATAACAACTTCAGGAAGTAGTGCAACTGATAGTGGTTTACCTATAATTTATACTAATCAATCATATTCTAGTAACTGGTTTATTTCAGGTTCAAATGGAAGAAATTTAAAAAATTATACACAAGAATTTTGGAACAATTATAATTCTCCTGATCCTTTTGATACTACTACTGTTTATAATAATGGAGTTTATGAAGTTGTAAAAGGATATATAACATCTGCTTCATATAGCAGCTTTTATCAATTTCCCAATTTCACAGATACTGGTTCTGTTAGTGAGGTAAGTTCCGGATACTATTTAGGTTTAAATGATTGGTTAGACCAAGAACCTTTTTATTATCAAGGAACTGGAACTACTATGTCTTTAAATGCAGCTGATGATTGTACTTATGGCTTAGGAAATAATAATAGAGGTTTTTATATCCAATCAAAAGAAAATGGCAGCCTTACCTCAGTAGGAAACCCTGTAGATATAGAATATACAGTAAATTATACTGCTAGTTTTGTAGGGGAACCAAGTGAATATGTTGTTCCTATTAATAATGAAATAACTAATGTAGTAAATGTTACTACTGCTAGTAATTCAATTGCAAGTTCTACTCAAAACTTCAATGGATTTTTTGTAAATAATGGAACATTAATGGTATGTGTAAGTTCTCCAACAAATGACGTAGGAATATATAGAAGCACTGATTTTTCTAATTGGAGTAAAGTTTTATCTCATAGTGATATTGGAAATCATAATTATAATGATTTTGCTTCCTCCGGAGATACTATACTTGTTGGTGGATTTTTTAAAATGTGGAGATCTACAGATAATGGACGTAATTGGTCTGAAGTTCCTTCTATGGCACTTAAATATATAGAAGAAATAGAAATGGACTCTAATATAGCAATTGCTGTAACAAGTGGAGGTTTGGGAAATTCTTATTATTATTACTCCACAGACTATGGTTATACTTGGTCTTTAAAAAACTTTGCAAATTCTAGTGGGATAAGTGCTGGAGATACCCTTCATAGTATTAAATATTCTAATGGAGTATGGTTTGTAACTAATAAAACAGACAAATCAGTTTTTTCTACAAGTACCCCAAGTGATGGTACTTCTTGGGAAAAAATAAAATCTTTATTTAGCTTTAATAGAGTAGGTAGATTATCTAAAGTTGGTAATGTTATTATCCAACCAGTACAAGATACAAATTTAGGATCTTCAGATGTAATGAACCAAATATATGGATGGCAAGTAAATGATAATGGTAATATTCAAGAATTATACGGAGGTGCTAATACCCCTATTACATATGGTCTTTTTGGAGGAGTTAGCAATTGGGATAAATTTAAATACTTTGCGGGTAAAAATGAAACTGAAGTTGTTGCTATATCAGCTACAACAATAAATGAACTTCTCGTAATGAGACATATAACCAAAAATCCATATGATTATACAGAATTTAACCCAATTACAAATCCTTGGACATTTGCTTCTTCTTCATTTACTGAAAATCATCTTTCAGGGTCAGGGGGTACATTTAATAGTGGTCCTAGTGCTATTAATGGATTACCCATATTTTATGATGAAGCAACAACTTCTTACTATTTTACAACAGGTGAAAATAGTAATGCTAATATAGTTAGAATATCTGGATCAGCTTATGATTCTATTATAATATCAAGTTCATATAGTGATAGGATTATTTTAGATGAATATAATAGTAAAACTAGAGTAGAATATAGTTCATCTATAACCCCAAACTCTACTGTAAATAATATAACATTAAAAATAACTTCTAGCAATCCTTCAAATAATATTTTATATACTACATCTTCATATGAAAGTTGTTTTACAGATGATCAGATTAATTGTGATGTAACCTTTGATGGATTAACAGATAATGCAACCACATCTTTTCCAAGAACTCAAATAGTAGATCTAGGATCAGGAACAGGTGATGTTTATTTTTATATAACAGCATCCCAATCTCCTGTAAAAACCATAATAGAATGGAATGGTAGTGAAGTAGTGAATACAGGATATATTGGTGCTTCTAGCTATCAAACTCCTTTAGACGATATTTTATCTGATAAAGGTTTATCAACTGAAACTATAACTTCTATTAGAAATACTAGTTCAATATTTAATAAAAATTCAGCATCACCATCAACAGCAACAGTTAAATTTTTCGCACCAATTCCCCCAGCTAGTTGGGAATATAAACTAGATTGTCCCACTTAATAAACATTTAATTTAATTTAGATATTTATAATAAATCGATTTTTACTAAAACATGGCATATTTAAAAGGAGTAGACCTTTCAGGTAGTAGTGATATTTCAGGATCAAAAGCAATAGTAAGTGAAATAACTGGTTCATTTATTACAGGTTCCTTCACTGGGGACGGTTCAGGATTAATTAATGTGGTTGCAGACGGAACAATATCTAGTTCTGCTCAAATATCTTCTGATATATCTGGGTCCTTTACCTCTACTAGTGCTTCATTAGCTAGTGATATTTCAACAAATGTTAGTAATATTTCTAGTTTATCTTCCCAAACTTCATCTTATGCTACTACAGGTTCTAATACCTTTACGGAAACTGTAACTTTCTCAAGTGATATTATAGTACAAGGAACAGCTTCTATTAACCACTTAGAAACAATTTATGAAACTGCTTCTATAATCTATTCAAGTGGTTCAACAAAATTTGGTGATACTTTAGATGATACCCATGTTCGTACAGGTAGTATGTCTATTACAGGTTCTTTATCTATAAATGGAACAGAATATACTGCTGCAACCTCAGGAACTTCAGGTACCTCAGCTACTTCAGGCACAAGTGGAACAAGTGCAACATCAGGTACCAGTGGTACCTCAGCTACTTCGGGTACATCAGGAACAAGTGCCACATCAGGTACAAGTGGTACTTCTGCTACAGATGGTACATCTGGTACATCTGGTACTTCAGCTACTTCGGGTACATCAGGAACAAGTGCAACATCAGGTACTAGTGGTACCTCAGCTACTTCAGGCACAAGTGGAACAAGTGCAACTGATGGTACCTCAGGTACAAGTGGTACTTCTGCTACTTCGGGCACAAGTGGTACTTCAGGTACAACAGGAACATCAGGAACTTCTGGTACTAGTGGAATAGCTTATGAACACGATCAGTCTTCTGCTTCAACTACTTGGACTATTAATCATGCTTTATCATCATCCTTACTAAATGTAACTATAACTGATGCTAATAAAAGTGTTATCCAACCTACAAGTATTGATTTATCAGATCCAAACCAAACAGTAATTACATTTTCAAGCGCAACTGCTGGATATGCTATATTATCAAGCATGACAGGAGATCCTGCAGGTACAAGTGGTACAGATGGTGCTTCAGGTACATCAGGAACCAGTGGTACATCAGGTACTTCAGGTGAAACGACTGTTTTGAATATAGCAAGTGGTAGTACCCATGTAGGAACAGCAGATTATTTATTATTCTCTGGATCTTCTGTACAAGGAGTAAGTATTACTAATTCAACAGCTTCTGTTACTCTTACAGGAGGAGAAGGAAGTGGATTCCCATTTGAAGGAAAAGCAGAAGTAACAGGATCAGTAAATGTATCAGGTTCAGTAAGCGCCTATTCATTTAATATAGATGATAATGCTACAGGTCAACCCTCATTATATTCGGCAACAAACTTAAATTTAAGTGCTTCTAGTGCAGTTATTGTTACTTCTTCCCCATTAAGAGTAGCTTCATTTACCAATTCAGAAACAGGAAGTTTATCTAATACAACAGGGGATATAATATTTAATACTACTAGAGGAAAATACCAAGCATATTCAGGATCAGAATGGTATGACATTTTACAACCTGAAGACAAGTATGATGAAATTGCTGTAACAGTAGTAAATGATGGGGGAGATAAATATGCTTTTGATAATGTAACAGCCCCTAAATTATCTCTTAATAAAGGTACCACTTATAGATTTGATCTATCAGATAGTAGTAATAGTGGCCATCCTTTTGCATTTAGGTTACCTGATGATACTTCATATACTACAGGTATTACAACAGTAGGTACAGCAGGTAACGCAGGTGCTTATGTAGAATTTGATGTAGATTTTGCTACTTCAAGCTCATTAAAATATTACTGTACCGTTCATGGAAATGGAATGGGCAATACAATTCAACTAATTGATTTATATGATTTAAAAGCTAGTGGATCATTTAGTGGATCAATAACAGGTGATCTTACAACAAATACCATACACCATGATGGAGATTCAGATACTTATATTGATTTTGGCTCTGATACAATAAACTTTAATGCAGGTGGGGAAAATATGTTCCTCATAAGAGAAGGATATTTTGGAGTTACAGATGAAGTTGTAGTTAATCCTGGTCAAAATAATACAGATTTTGCTATATTTGGTAGTAGTATACAAAACCTATTTCGTTCAAATGTAAGTACTAATAGAATAGGTATAGGTATAGCACAACCATTAGCCCTATTACATGTTGAAGGAAACATAACTTCATCAGGAAATATTGGGACCATTGGATCTATAACAGGATCAGATGTATATATAGACGATTGGGGTTCTGTTTCAGCTTCTTTAGCATCAGCAGGAGGAGGAGGTAGTGGGGTATCTTCTATTATAGCAGGTACAGGTATATCAGTTGATCAATCTACTGGAGATGTTACTATATCATCTACAGGTGGTGGATCAGTAGATACTGGTTCTTTTTATATATCATCATCTGTAAACTTAAATACTATTACCTTTACTCAAGGAGATGGTACAACTGAAAGTGTAACAGTAGATACAGGTTCAGGTGGTGGAGGTGGAGGAGGAAGTGATTTTCCTTATACCGGAGATGCTGCTATAAATGGTGGGTTAAATGTATCGGGTAGTGTAGATTTTGCCTATTATCCTTCTGGTATAACATGGACAACTGGAGGATCTATTAGTGTTAGTAGACAAAATGGATGTGCTGGTGGTACTGGGACAACTAATGCTTATGTTTTATTTGGAGGTTCCCCTGCATTTTTCCCTACCAGTCCTGTTCTTGGGATGCAAACAGAAGAATATAATGGTAGTAGTTGGGCTGCTGGTGGTGCTAAAATTAATGCTACCAGTCAAAATGCTTCGGCAGGTACACAAAATGCTGCTTTAGCAGCTGGTGGAACTGCAACAGCTGGAAATTGTACTTGTACTGAAAAATATGACGGTACTAGTTGGTCTACATCTACAGCTACCCCAATTGTTGGGTTAGAAAGAGGTGCAGGTACACAAAATGCCGCTTTAGTTTTTAGTGGATATAGCAACAACCCTTCTGCCAATGCTATGACATGTACTATTGAGTTTGATGGTAGCAGTTGGTCTTCAGGAGGTAGTTTAAATACAGGTAGAAGATGTTCAGGTGGAGGAGGATCACAAAATGCTGCTTTAGTATCAATGGGAGCTAAACATCCATCTACTAATACTTGTGAAACAGAAGAATACAATGGTACTTCTTGGTCATCAGAAGCAAATATGATTTACTGTACAACAAACCATGGTTTTGCTGGAAATCCCGATCAAGCTTTAACATTTGGAGGTCTCCCTCCTTCTCCTGCACCCGGACAAAATTTTTCCCATGCATATGATGGAACCACTTGGACCGCTGGTAATAACCTTCCAGGTCCCGCTATGCATTCTATGGCTAGTACCCCTAATGGTCTAAATTGTGATGCTATGGTTGCAGGAGGAAGTAGCACTACTGGTGTTTATCATGCCGCTAGTAACCAACAAACTGAATCGTTTAATTATAATAAGTACACAGGAAAAACTACTGTATCTTGTCTAATTGAAACCTCAGCCGAAAGGTATAAAGATAATGTTAAACCTTTAGGATCCCAATTACATAATGTATTACAACTCCAACCTGTAGAATTTAGCTGGAGATCAAACCAAAAACAAGATATTGGGTTTACTGCTGAGTCTGTTAAAAATATATATCCTAACTTAGTTTCTGAAAACAGTAAAGGAGAAGTAGAAGGAATGAATTATTCTAAAATGGTTTCTGCCCTTGTAAAATCAATTCAAGAACAACAGGAACAAATAAATATTTTAACTAAAAAATTAGATAATTTAACTAAATAAGCTATGAGAGTACATCAACCAGGAGTTACGGGTTCTTTAAATGTCACAGGTTCACTTTATGTTTGTGGTTATTCTAACCTATATGAAGGAGATACTCCATATGCCCCTTATGCTTTACAAACTTCTGGAAGTGTAGAACTTTCATATTATGGAGTAGGTCCTAATCCTGTAGCTTGGGCTGTTTCAACAGCATCTCCTGTAGGAACCCAACAAGCAGGTAGCGCAGGAAATTCTGCTGGCGCAGGAATTCTAGGTGGAACTTATCCATCAGTAGTATCCCCAACTAGTCCAATCCAACCTCAACAAAAATCCTTTCAAGTATGGGATGGTTCATCTTGGTCTACCTCAAATACAATGTGTAGAGGTGGGTTTAAATGTGCATCAGGTGGAACAGCAAATTCTATACTTGCTATGGGGGCTCTAGGGTATATTAATGAAACTCCTCCTTATTCCTCTTGGAAAGAAGCAGAAGTTTACAATGGTAGTAGCTGGAGTACAATAAGTGATATTCCTAATTCTACAGCACCTGCTTATTCAGGTATGTGTGTTGGGGCTTATCTTATGGGTGATGCAACAAGTGAAAACAGTGGATTTTTAGTTGGGGGTTATGATCTACCTAACCTTTCCTCACCATCTATGGCATGTGGGCATTTAAATTATAATGGTTCAGCATGGAGTACAGAAACTGATATGCCTTCTGTTAGAGCAGGAGGAAACGCTTCGGGTGCAGTAAATGATGGTATTGTAATTGGTGGGTGGATTAATCCTAGTTTTACAGATACTCCTACTACAGTGGAATATAATGGAAGTGCCTGGTCTAGTGGAGGAAATACTAGTGTAATTAATCGTAATTTTGCCTCTAGTGGGGTTGATACTAGTTGTGTTCTTATTTTTGGTGGACCCGCTCCTGCTTCTCCATGGAATACAACAGCTACTGAAGAATATAATGGTAATAGTTGGTCAACTGGCCCTAACTTAAATGTTGAAAGGAGAGATCTAACAGGAACAGGAACAGGAATATCTACAATGGCACATGGAGGATATGCCCCACCTAACTATTCAAGGCAAACATCAACGGAAGTATATGAAAACTCTAGTGCATGGAGATCTGGGTTTCATTTCTGCAGATCAACAGGAGATGTAGTTCAAAAATCCGCTGTAATTTTAACAAAAGTATCTTCTAGTTATGACTATGCTGATGATACTGCTGCAGCCTCAGGAGGAATTGAATTAGGAGGATTATATAGAAGTGGAAGCTTTGTAAAAATACGATTAGAATAATAAATAATAAAATATGTTAACTTATAACCCTACTATAACTGGATCTTTAATTTTAAGCGGTAGTTTTAATGTTTGTGGTCAATCTAACAATACTTTTCCCTCTGCCTCTTATGCTATAACTGCTTCATACGCTGAAAATGCTGGTAGTGGTGGAGGAGGAAGTGATTTTTCCTCTGGATTAATATCTACAGGTTCAACTATTATATCTGGTAGTTTAATAGTAAGTGGAAGCACAGATTTTCAATTTTTATCCTCTTCGGAATCCTCAACTACTTATGGAGCTGGAGTTTGGTCAACTGTTAGTAGTGTTCCACAAGGGAAAATTTCAGGAGGAGGTTCTGGAACTACTAATGGTGCTTTATATTTTGGAGGAACTGATGATCCTACTTATTCATATAATGGAAGTGCTTGGTCTCAAGAAGCTAATCAAAACCATGCTTCAACAGGTACTGGTGGAACAGGAGCCTCAGAAAATGCAGCTTTAAAATTTGGTGGTACATTCCCATCTCCCTCTATCCCTACTTATAATAATTGTACTGAAACTTATAATGGCACTTCTTGGTCAGCTGCAGGTGCTTTAACAAATTGTAGTTTTTATACTCAAGGTTATGGAACAGTTAATGCAGGTTCACAAACTGGAGGATATGCTCCACCTAGTTATGGAACGAATCAATTCCACTCTCAATATGATGGTAGTAGTTGGAGTTCTGCAACAAATCTACCTGCTAATAGAAGCCAAGCAGGATCTGCAGGAACCCAAAATGCAGGACTTGTTATAAAAGGTTTAACCTCTCCTGGATGTTTTTCTAATAATGTAGAATGGAATGGAAGTGCTTGGTCTACAGGAGGAACCACCCCTAGTGGAGCTGCTAGATATAATGCAGCAGCAGGAACACAAAATGATGCAGTTCAATGGCATAATTTGTGTACTGATTGTTATAATGGTACATCTTGGTCTTCAGCTAATAATATGATACTTAGTAAACAAGGTGGAACTAATAATGTAGGAGTTTCAACAGCAGCTTTAAGTATAGGTTCTTATCAACAATCTACAGCTACATCGGCAACTAATGTTCAAGCATTTTTATCTCCTGCTACTCCTGGAACCACTACTATTACTACTGGATCTTATTTAAGTACTACTGATAGTGGGTTTATTACCTTATCAAGAATATCTTCTAGTTATGATTATGCTGATGACACAGAAGCTGCTAGTGCAGGTATTCCTCTAGGAGGATTATATAGAAGTGGAAGCTTTGTAAAAATACGATTATCTTAACATATTTATAATAAAAATAATATATCATGGCATTAAAATATTATACATCTACCAATACAGGAAAAGGATTCATTACTCATGAAGATAATTCTGCAGCTCATATAGCAGGACATCCTGGTAGTTTATGGTCAACAGAAAATGAATTATGGGCTAGTAGAGTAGAAGCCGAAGAAAAAACATTAGAAGAAGCTCAAGCTATTATTAGTGCATCTATAGATGGGTTATTTTTTGAAGAAGGAGAATTAAGTGGTTCTGCACTTACTTATGACCTTCCTAGAGAATAATTTGGAATATCTTAAATAAGTTTTTATATTAATATTAAAATAAAGTTATATATATGGCCGAAGAAAAAAATCTAGTTATAACCGATGATTTAAAACCTATATTAGGGGTTTTAAAACAAGAAGATGCTAAAGCAGTTATTGAACTCAAAGAGGAGCTAACAGATAACTGGCTCAAAAAACAAATATTCCGTACCGAAACTGAAATGAGAATTTCAGTACTTAATGATGGTAAACATCCAACATCCGCATCTAAATATTGGCAATCAGTTAGAGAAATGTCATCTATGTTTGATGCATTAATGGGATTATCCTTTGATTTAAGACGTAGTGCTTTAGATAGAGAAAAGCTTGAAAGTAAAATGCAGAAAGCAATTGATCAAGGAGATGATTGGAAAGCAAGAAAAATACAAATTGATTTAGATGAAAATTTGTATGGAAAAGCTAATATGGAACAAACAGCCCACGATAGAGTACGAGAATTGAAGTTATGGTCTCAAATCAAATCAGAATTAAATGATGGTTCATTTGATAGTCAAAATGTAGACTCTCATCAAGCTACTTCATATCGTTTAGCTTTACAAAATAGGGCTGAAGCTTTAGGCCCAAATGCAGGACCAGCTGAAGTTATTAACGCTGTAGGACCACTTAAAACAGTAGAAAGATTACAACAAGAAAGTGGTAATTTGTTAAGTTTTAAAGAAGCTCAAAAATTGTTAAATCAATCTTCTGAGGGATAAAATAAAATATGTTTCTTTATAGAAAAGAAGGAGTATTATCTCCTGAGTTATGTAATCAATTTATAGAAACTTTTGAAGCATCAGATGAAAAAAAACCAGGTGTTTTATATAGTTCTGGGGAACATACTTCTGATAAAGGTAAAAAATCAACTGATATAACTTTCCATCCTGGATATTTACAAGATAAAACATGGGGTTCATTACTTACTTCTTTAGTTGAAGTAGTTGAAAAAGGAAAAAGTGATTATATTGAAAGACACTTAACAGCTTTTAATAAAATAGATCCTATTGAACTTTCTACATATTTTAATATACAAAGATACCTACCAAAAGAAGGATTTTCAAGTTGGCATTGTGAAAGAGCTAGTTTAAATTATTCAAATAGAATATTGGTTTGGATGGTATATTTAAATGATGTAACTGATAGAGGAGAAACAGAGTTTTTATATCAACACCATTTTGAAGAGCCAAAACAAGGAAAGCTAGTTATATGGCCTTCGGATTGGATGTATACCCATAGAGGAATAGTTTCTCCTACTCAAACAAAATATATACTAACTGGATGGTTTAATTTAATTGAATAGAATATGAAAGAACCTAATTTTCACGAAGATCGTTTAGTTTTAACCCCTTATAATGAATCTCCTCCTAAATCTAATTGGAATAGTTTTTATTACTTTAAAAATGTTTTTAATGATGAAATGATTAAAGACTTAAACGATATGGTATCTGCTAATTATAAATTTGAAAAAGGGAGAACCGGAATATCAGAGTTAGGGGATGATACAGATTCATATAAAACTAATAATAGAGATATTGCATATATAACTCCTCAACCCTATAACCAATGGTTATATGAATTATTATTTCCTTTAGCTTTAGAAGCAAATAAAGATTTATTTCATTTTGATATTGATATAGTTACAGATCCTATTCATTATGTAGTTTATCCCGAAGATGGAGGCCATTTAGATTGGCATATGGATGTAGGAGCTTATGGAGTTAATAGACGTAAACTAGCTATGACAGTCCAACTATCAGATTCTGATGATTATGAAGGGGGAGATTTTGAAATATGGTTAGGTGGAGATAAAGCTAATACTGTTCCAAGAGAAAAGGGAGATGTAATTATATTTCCTGCTTTTTGTATGCATAGAGTAAAACCAATTACAAGAGGAGAAAGAAGATGTTTAGTATTTTGGACTGGAGGACGTCCATTTAGGTAAAATAAAGTTATGGAATTTAAAGTTTTTGAAAGATTATGGTGGACAACCCCAGTTTGGGAATGTCCTGTAGAAGATATTGATAATAAATCAATAGCTGAGTATTGTTATAAAGTAAAAGACGAAAAGCCTGGTGTTGATATCTCAAATAGAGGAGGATGGCATAGTGGAGAACTCCTTACCCCTATACCCCCAGCACTTGATCAATTATTTAATGATTTAACTGTATTTGTCAATGATGTACCTCAGCGTTATCTAGGAACATCAAACCTTATATTAGGTAATTGGTGGATAAATATTAACGGTAAATACGATTATAACGAACCACATGATCATCAAAATAGTGTATTAAGTGGTACTTACTATGTTCAAGTCCCCGAAGAAAATATGGGAGATTTAATTTTACATAGAGGAGATAATGCTGAATTCTTTTTAACTTCTAAAGTAGAAAGAGAACAAACTATGGCTAATGCTATGGCAGTTCCTTGCCCAGTTAAAGAATCTATGTTTTATTTATTTCCCTCCTGGGTTAAACATTCAGTTGATAGGAATGAAAGTAATAAAGAAAGAATATCTATTGCTTTTAATTTCGTGTCTCCTAACCAATAATTTTGTATATTAATAATTATGGAAGCAGAAGTATTTTCCTTATTCCCAACTCCTTTATATGTTAACACATATGAAGAGGATACTAGTGAAATAACAAAATATTTTGATTCTTGTCCTATGCAACCCGGAAAAGGTGCTTATGGAGAAGTATCTAAAAATTCATATATAATAGACCATTCAGTTTGCAAACCTTTAGCTAATTGGTTTATGCAATGTTTTGAAGAGTATGCTACTGAATTAATGCGTTATAAGTATACAAAATTAAAATTTTCACAATCATGGCTATCTTATAAACAACCTGGGATGTTTCATAAAGCACATGTTCACCCTAATACATTATTAGCGGGTGTGTTTTATTATGATTGCCAACCTGAAGATGCAGCTATATGTTTTTCAAAAGAAGTAAAATCATTTAATCGTCCCTATCTTGAGCCTTCTTTATTAGATGATTACCAAAATCATCCTTTTTCTCAAGAAGAAATATTTTTTAAACCCCAACAAAATAATTTTATTATATTTCCTTCATATTTAACCCATGGGGTTCCCCCTAATACTACTAATAGAGTACGTAAATCATTAGGAGTAAATGTACTAACATCAGGTACTTTAGGAGATAAAGAAACAATATCAGAAATAATTTTTAGCCGTTATGTCTAATCAAGAAACCCAAATTTTAGAACTATTCCCAACCCCATTACTAACTACTACTATTCCTGAAAGTTATAGTGGTGTAATTCCTTGGTTTTTTAAACAAAAAATGAAAGGTGACGAAGGAAAGGGTGAGGGGGTAGATGCTGATAATTATGGAGACAGGTCCTCTAATTCTTACATTTTAGATGAACCTGAATGTAAAGATTTAAAATCATTATTTTTAACTACAGCTGAAAACTTTGGAAAAGAATTAGGGTATACTTATAAATCTTATAAGTTTGGTCAATCATGGCTATCTTACAAACACCCAGGCCAACATCATACCCAACATACCCACCCTAATAGTTTAATTTCAGGAGTATTTTATTTTGGTACTCCTGAACCTGAGACTCCTGCTATTAGATTTCATAAAATATCAGGTGGGATGCATATTAATGCAATTAGACCTTCTACCGTGCTTGATAAACGTTCATTTAAATATTCTTGGGAAACTTTTGATATAAATTTCACCCCTGGTTTATTACTATTATTCCCTTCTTATTTACATCATTCAGTTCCTGTAAATAGTACAAAATCTACTCGTTGTAGTTTAGCTTTTAATATAGTTCCAACTGTAGGATTTGGAAACGAAGAAGATTTAACTGAATTAAAATTTTAATATTGGAACAAGGATACACATATAAAGCCCATCTCCCTAAATCTGAAGAAAAATACTTTATTTGGCATATTCAAGGAGGTTTAGGTAAAAATGTAGCTGGAACTTCTTTAATAAGGGATATAAAGAAAAAATATCCTGATCGCAAATTAATAATGGTTACTTCTTGGCCTGAAGTATTTTTAAACAACCCAGATGTAGATAGAATATTCCAATTAGGTCAATCACCATATTTTTACGAAGATTATATTGAAGGAAAAGATGTAATTATATCAAAACATGAACCATATAATCAATCGGATCATATTACTAAGAAAAAACATTTAGTACATAATTGGTGTGATTTAATGGATATAGAATACAAAAAACAACTCCCAGTTATATTACCAAATTATCCTCAAGGTATGCTTTTAGGATTATGGGAAAGACCAAAACCTATAATGGTAATTCAAACTGGGGGTGGTCCTATGGAAGGACAAAAATATTCATATTCTTGGACTCGAGATATTCCTATAGAGGTAGCACAAGAAATAGTTAAAAAATATTACCAACACTATCATATTATCCAAATAACAAGACCAGAGGGGTATCCACTGGATAATGTAGAGAGAATGGATCAAAATATGTCTAATATGGAATTATTTTCTTTGGTAGTAAAAGCAGAAAAACTTGTTTTAATTGATTCTTGTTTACAACATGCTGCTGCTGCTCTAGATAAAAAATCTACAGTATTATGGGTAGGTACTTCACCTAAAGTATTTGGTTATGATTTACATGCAAATATTGAAGCAATTTTACCTAAAAAAGCTAATCAACTTATTGGATCATATACTTTTGATTACCAATTCGAAAATAATATTCATGAATGTCCTTATATGGATGTAAGGCAAATATTTAATATTAACACTATATTAAATTCTATTTGATAAACCATATTTATAATAAATTAAATTTTTTATAAATGGCTGAGTTACAATCATTACAAATAGATGAATCATCATCATTTGTTTTTCCAACTGCTTCTAATACTACAGATGTAGGTTATATTTGGTTTAATGATTCCTCTTCTGTATTTGAATACAGTGGGTGGAGTGGTGATGGCATTATTGCTAAAGAATTAGGTAATTCTTCCCCCAGTTCATCAGGTTCAGCTCCTTCTTTATATGAATTTACTTCTAATACTTTTACTAATGCATCAACTACTGGATATTCAGGACCTTCTTTATCAAATTGTCAAACCGCATATAGTGGTCAAGCTTTTTTATCTGGGTATTTTACTGTAAATAATGGAATTCAATTTTGGACTGTCCCCTCAGATGGAAATTATTCATTCACAATTCAAGGAGCAACTGGAGGAAGAGGTGGTGGAGATTCAACTTATGGTAAACCTGCAAGATGTACAGGTACATACACTTTATCCTCAGGTGATGTAGTAAGAATAGTTGTAGGTCAAGTAGGAATTAATGGAGCTGGTACATGTAGTGGTGCTGGTGGTGGAGGAGGAGGAGCAACAGCTGTATCTTTTGGAACTATTGCAGGTAATTCTACTGGCACTATTATAGCAATAGCAGGAGGTGGTGGAGGAGGATCAACAGGTGTTGATGCTGGAAATGCCCAAACAACCCAAGGATCTTTAGCTTCTGCTGGATCTCCAAATTCTGCAGTTCCTACTACAGGTTATGGAGGCCTAGTAGCTGGTGGATGTGTAAACTCAGGTAATGGAGGAGGAGGCTGGCTTGGAGGTGGTACCGATGAACAAAGTGGAGGGGGTGGTGAACAAATAAATTCTTCTTTACCTAATGGAGGTAATTTATCATATAAAGATGGAGGATTTGGTGGAGGTGGAGCTTCAGGACCCTATTCAGCAGGTGGTGGGGGAGGATATACAGGTGGATGTGGCGGTGGTTTACCATCATGTTCTTGTAATTCTTTATCTGGAGGTACAGGAGGAGGTAGTATAAATAACTTATCGAGTGGAGTTACTTCCATTATAACTTCAGCAGCAGTAGGAACTCATGGATATGTAACTATAACAGCAGTATAAAATGGCAATACTTATTTCAGCATCATTAGACTATTCAGGCTCATTAATATTAGGTCAAAATAAATCTTACACCACTAGCTCAGCAGGAGCTATGTGGTTTAATTGTGGTTCTGATGTAAATTCAACTTCTTCTATAAAATATACTTTTTGTAGTTTCACTCCAGGTACACCTGGCACACCAGGAGGATCAGGATGGAGTACTGGGGGAAATGTAATTACTGCAAATTATGATCCAGGAGGTGCAGGAAATGCAACCGCAGGTTTAATAGCAGGGGGTACGTGTTCTCCCTCTAATATATATAATGCTAGCTCACAAGAATATGATGGTTCTACTTGGTCTGCCGGAGGAAGTTTGATTAATGCTAGAAGAATGGGAGCCCAAATAGCAGGATCTCAACCCGCAGCGTTAGCAGTAGGAGGTGCTGGTCCTTCAACCTCACGTAGATTGTGTGTAGAAGAATATGATGGGTCTACTTGGAGTACCCAACAAGCACTACCAGCTTACCACGCAGCTGCAGGTCAAACAGGAACAACAAATTCAGCTTTAGCTTTTGGAGGATTTCATCCTAATACTACTACTAAATTAACGGGTACTAGAGAATTTAATGGTACTTCTTGGTCTAATGGTGGTAACCTCCCAGCAGGCAGATATAATGTAGGGGCAGCAGGTACTCAAAATGCAGGTTTATCCCAGGCTGGATCAGGTATATCAGGTAATGCCTGTACTAATGAATATAATGGTTCTAGTTGGAGTAGTGGAGGGAATTTACTTCAAAATAGTCCTTATGGTCAAGGTTTAGGAGTTCAAGGATCACAAAATTCTACATTTCAAATCAATGGAGCTCCTACTCTTGCTCGTATGTATTGTTACAATGGGAGTACTTGGACAACAACCGACCAACCCCCAGGCCCAGCATCAACACGAAATGCTACTTCTGGTGAAATAGGTAATGCTTTTATAGCTACAGGATTTACTGGTGGTTCTACCCCTACTAGTGCTACATATCAATATATTTCAGGCCCAGGAACACCAGGAACACCAGGAACTTATTCAATAGTAACCGGATCAATAAATCTAATATAAAATGGCAGAGCTACAGTTTACTATTATAAGTGGATCTTTTGAATTACCTAAAGTTGAAAATACATCATCTATGGGCCTTATGTGGTTTAATACAGCTAGCAATCAAATCAATGTTAGTGTTACTGAATGGGGTGGAGCTACACCAGGTACACCTGCTGTACCTGGAGGATTAAATTGGTCTAGTGGTGGAAATCTTAGTGTTTCTAGAGCAGCTTTAAGTGGTACTAAATGTGGTACTCAAAATTCTATGACAGTTATGGGTGGGTTTTCCCCAAACAATAGATGTACTGAAGAGTATAATGGAAGTGCTTGGTCTACAGGTGGTGCTTTAATTATTGGTCAGCAAGTAGGTGCGGGTGCAGGTACTCAAAATGCAGGATTAATGATTTCAGGATATAATCAATCACCAGTTGGTGGAATAAATAGATGTACCCAAGAATATAATGGTACTAGTTGGAGTACTGGAGGGGCAACCCCTTTCAATAAAAGCCAATTATCAGCAGCAGGAACACAAAATGCTGCTGTACAATTTGGGGGTAATGGTGCAGCTAGTTCTGTTTCTGAATACAATGGTACTTCTTGGACTACAGGAACTAGTTCTAATCAAGGGGCTTGTATTCCTTTTGGACAAGGTTCTCAAAATGCTACAATAAAATCAGGTGGTACCGCAGGTAGTTCTATAACTTGTACTGAAGAATACAATGGCACTTCTTGGTCGGGTGGTGGAAATATGATTATTGCTAGAGCTTGTGGGGTAACAGCCGGAACCCAAAATTCTACAGTTGCTTATGGTGGAGCTTCAACCCCCTCTTCAATTAGAAACTGTGTAGAAACTTATAATGGTACTTCTTGGTCAGCAGCAACTAATATGCCTTCTGCTAGATGTTTAATGGGAGGAGGAGGAACAGCAAATGGAGGATTAACAGCAGGAGGAGGAACTCCTTCAACTATAAATTGGACAACTGAATTTACAGCAGGCCCAGGAACTCCAGGTACTCCTGCTAGTCCAAATACTGGTTCTATGATTTCATATGCTTTATAATATTTATACTTAAACACTTTTTTTATGAGTTGGACCTATAATCAAAACGAAATAGGAGATATCTCTCAATTCCCTGAAAATACTTACGGCTTTGTTTATATGACTACTCATAAAGCAACAGGTAAAGCTTACATTGGGAAAAAAGTCCTATATCATACTAAAAAAATGAAAATAGGAAAACGTGAACTCGCTAAAATGGAACATGTAGTAGGTAGAAGACCATCCTACAAACTTGCAGTTAAAGAATCAGATTGGAAAACATATTATGGCTCTCAAGCAGGTATTAAACAAATACTACAAGAAGATGGACCCGATGCATTCCAACGTGAAATACTTAAATTCGCCCCATCCAAAAAATTACTTACATATTACGAAGTACAATACCAAATGATATATCAGGTATTAGAAAAACCTGAGGAATATTTTAATGATAATATTTTAGGAAAATTTTATAGTAAAGATTTTTTTGAAGTAGATTTTGAAGATATTTTTGAAAACAAAGATTAGTTTTGTATATTACCATGTATGGTAAATCAGTTATTAGTTAACTTAGTTAATTCTGTATTAGGATCGGGCAAATCTACTGCTCGAAACAACTATGCTTATCATTGCCCTTTCTGTCATCACCATAAACCTAAGCTTGAGGTTAATTTGACAGAAAATCGCGAAGGTAAAAACCCTTGGCATTGTTGGGCTTGTAATGCTAGAGGTACTACTATATATAACCTATTCAAACAACTTAAAGTAGAAGCTAAAAAGTTTACAGAATTAAAGTCATTAGTTAAAACTTCTAAGTCAATTAAAGAAACTAAAGTTGAATATAGTATTGCATTACCTAATGAATACATTTGTCTATCTACTGGTGATTTAAGCGATATATCTGCTCGTCATGCATTGGTCTATTTAAAACGTAGAAATATTAGTAAATACGATATTTTAAAATATAATATAGGTTATTGTAAAAAAGGGAAATATAAAAACATGATTATTATTCCCACTTATAATCAAGATGGTAGTATAAATTATTTTACAGCCCGTTCATTTGAAAAAGAACCATATATAAAATATAGAAATCCTTCAGTAAGTAGAGATATAATTCCAAATGAACATTTAATTAATTGGAATATACCAATTGTAATATGTGAAGGACTATTTGATGCTATTGCTATAAAACGAAATGCTATACCATTATTAGGAAAAAATATTCAAAGTAGCTTAATGAAACGAATAGTTACTTCAGTTGTAGACAAAATTTACATTGCATTAGATAAGGATGCAATTAAACAAGCTTTACGCTTTTGTGAAAATCTAATGGCAGAAGGTAAAGAAGTCTATCTTGTAGATTTACAGGATAAAGACCCGAGTGAAATGGGCTTTGTTAATTTCACTAAATTAATTCAAACTACCCAACCACTTACCTATTCTGGTTTATTGGAAAGGAAACTAGCTTTATGATTAAGAAGAAATATGCCCGGATCCTTGAGATCTCGGATGACCACAAACAGATCACACTACCGGACTCACGCTATTATAGACGTAATGGAGAATATTATCCATCTGTAACATATGTTTTACAAGCATATCCTAAAGGACGCCATTTTGAAGATTGGCTTAAAAAAGTGGGATATAGTGCAGATTGGATTGTTAAAAAAGCATCTGAAGAAGGTACCCAAGTACACGAATTAATAGAAGAGTACTTCGAAGGTAAAGAGATGAATTTTCTTAATGAAAAAGGTAATCCTACAATGCACCCTGATATCTGGAAAATGTTTTTACGTTTTGTGGACTTTTGGGAAACCTATAAACCAACTTTAATTGAAACAGAAACCCATTTATTCTCAGATAAATTAAAAATAGCTGGTACTGTAGATTGTATTTGTGAAATTGATGGTGAATTATGGGTTATTGACTTTAAAACATCAAACCACTTGCAAACTACATATGACTTACAAGGTGCGGTTTATGCTAAATGTTATGAAGAATGTTTTGGTAAAAAAGCTGACCGTATAGGTGTACTATGGTTAAAATCTAAATCAAGGGGCGAAGATAAAAGTGGAAAACGTTTAAAAGGTAAAAACTGGGAAATATATGAGTCTCCTAGAACACAAGAAGAAAATTTAAATATTTTTGGAAACGTTAAAGCTTTATTTGATCTAGAAAACCCAAAACACAAACCAGCTACAACTTCATTTCAAACTACAGTAAAGAGAACCGTGTAAAAATTTGGCTACCCTAGAAATTCAGCGTATATTTACCCTGTATTAATAATTAAAAATAAAGGTTATGCAAAACACATTCAACACATTCAACTATTTACCAACAAAAGAATTCAATGATAAATTACAATCCCTTCTTGAAAAAGGTCACATCGATGAGTATCTTGTTGAGCAAATAAGAGATTATCGTCGTTTCTTTAATGATAATATTATTGTATAATATATAAAGTCATTAATATTTATAATAAATAGTCCTTATGATAAAACTATATGACCTACTTACTGAACAAGTAAATACACCTAAAGCTATTATCCTAGCAGGTGCACCTGGTGCGGGTAAGGGATATGTTTTAAAAGGATTAGATCTAGGTGGTTTAAAAACCATGAATATAGATAATATTTTTATTGGTAAATTAAAACAAGCAAACGTAACATTAGATCTAAAAAACGCTACACCTGAAGAAAGAAGCGAGCAAGCCAAAGCAATGGCGGCTGCAAATAAAGAATTTAAAGGTGAATTACAAAATGTAATAGCAGGT